ATGAGGGCAGCACCCGCGCGGACCAACAGGCTCGACCTGGCGGCGCTTGCGCAGCGCCTGCGCGATCTTGCCGACCGGGCACGGCGCCTGCCGCCGCCGTCGCATCGCGATCCGAACGCCTTTCACGAGGCGCGCGACGATCTCGGCGCGGATATCGAGATCGTCGCCCGGCAGATCGCCGGGAGATAACCACGAGGATCATGACGATGGACAATTTCACCTTCACGCTCGGCAAGGACGCGATCGAAGTCATCGGCGAGGCGCTCGACACTGCGCCCATGGCGCGCCGCAGGAGCAATCCGGTCGTCGCCGCGATGCAGGAGCAGATCATCGCGCAGCACGGCGGGCCGGCGCAGGCTGCGCCGCGCAAACCGCGCCGCAAGCGCGAGCCGCTGGCCGGCGAGGCGGCGGCGGAATTGCCCGCGGGCGGATGAGAGAGCCGGGCCGTGAACAAGCGCACGTGGAAACTCACCAAAAACCAGAAGGCCTACATCGTGGTGCGGCTCGCCTGTTACGACTCGCCGCCCGCGATCGCGAAGAGCCTGAAAGAGGATTTCGGCATCGAGATCACGCGGCAAGCGCTCGAACGGTACAATCCGGTGCGCGCTGCCGGGCGCGCGTGTTCGGAACAATGGGCGACGCTGTTTTATGAAACACGCGGCAAGCTCATCGAGGGCAGGGCGGATATCGGCGCGGCGCACAAAATGGTGCGCCTCCGCTGGCTCGACCGGATGGCGCACCGGGAAATGACCGACGGAAATACCGTGAAGGCGCGCGGCTTGCTCAAGCAGGTGGCCGAGGAAATGGGCGAGAGTGGCAAGCGCAAGCATGAAGAAGTCGGCGCCAACATCAGCGAGCTCAGCGACGCCGAACGCGAAGCGCGCATCGACGCCGTGGCAGCAAGGCTTGGTCTGGTCAGACGTGGTGGAGCTCGAATGCCTGGCGACAGCGACGGAGCGGCAGAAGAGCCGCAACCGCCTGACGAGCCTCTATCCGGATGAAGGCCCGCTGCGGCGCGAGCTTTACGCCAAGCATATGCAGTTCTTCGCGGCCGGCCGCACCCACCAGGAGCGCTGCATGATGGCGGCGAACCGCGTCGGCAAGACGTTCGGCGTCGGCGGCTATGAAACGACCTTGCATCTGACCGGCCGCTATCCGGATTGGTGGGAGGGGCGGCGCTTCACCGGGCCGATCGAGGCCTGGGTCGCGAGCGACACCGCCGAGACCACGCGCGACATCGTGCAGGCCGCACTGATGGGGCCGATTGCCGAACCCGGCGCCGGGCTCATCCCGGCCGACGCGATCATCGGCGAGCCGAGCCGGCGCTCCGGCGTCACCGGCGCGTTCGACACCGCGCGTATTCGCCATGCATCAGGCGGCATGAGCCTGCTCGGGTTCAAGTCCTACGACCAGGGCCGCAAGAAATTCCAGGGCACCGCGAAACACGTGGTGTGGCTTGACGAGGAACCGCCCGCGGAGGTCTACGACGAATGCATGCTGCGGCTGATGACGACGGACGGCTTGATGCTGTGCACGTTCACGCCGCTCCAGGGGCTGACCGAGATCGTGCAGCGGTTCATGCCGCAGCTTGCGGGGCGGGCGAGGCTCCATCCGTGATTTGCCGGAAGGGACTGGCGCGCCCGTAGTTGTCACGATCACTTTGGAGGATCTAACCACAGCGCTGGCGGCAGCTGTCTGCGAGCTTATTTACGCTGTGGTCTATTGCGGCCGATCGGGAGATCGTTTCAGCTACAAAAGCCAAGCGAGTCAAATCGAAGCGGTCTCCCAAGGCAAGGAAGGGTCATGGATAATAAGTTGCTTGCTGTGCTGGTGTGTCTGCTCGCACTTTTCGCGGGCATCGGCCTCTGCGATGGCTGCAGGGCGGCAAGACTCGCAGCGGTAAATCACAGCGGAAGTAGCGCACCTCCACACGCCGTAACTAGCGCACCCAAATACGGCGCACCTGCGCGGCGGCAGCTTCGAACGCCAGCGCAGGAAGCGCCTAGCCTTACGACTGAAGTCCGGCGCTGTGAGGTCGTCGATAGGTCCGGCGCCTTCCAACGATGCCCTCGTCGAGTTGTCTGGCGCGCTAAACCCGGCTGGCAGCCATACCTCACGAGAAGGGCACGACCAGATCTATGGATTGAGTCCAGCGCATGACCCGCTTCTGCGTCCAGGCGACATGGGACGACGTCCCGCATTTGAGCAAAGCGCAGAAAGCATCGTTGTGGGACGCGATTCCGGAGCATCAGCGTGACGCGCGCACCAGAGGCATTCCGATCCTCGGCTCCGGCCGCGTATTCCTCACGCCGGAGGAGAAGATTGTCTGTGAGCCGTTCGATCTGCCGCGCAGCTTCGCGCGCATCACCGGCGTGGACTTCGGCATCGATCATCCGTTCGCGGCGGCGCGCTGTGCGTGGGACCGCGACAACGACGTCTGGTACGTCACCGCGACCTATCGCGAGAGGGATGCGACGCCGCCAATTCATGCTGCCGCGTTGCGGCCGTGGGGCACCTGGGTGCCGGTCGCCTGGCCGCATGACGGCCTGAACCGCGACAAGGGCTCGGGCGATCAGCTCGCCGCGCAGTATCGCGCGCACGGGCTGAACATGCTGCACGCGCATGCGACGCACGAAGAGGGCGGCAGCGGCGTCGAGGCCGGAATCCTCGACATGATCGAGCGGATGCAGACCGGCCGTTTCAAGGTGTTTCGCGGGCTGTCGGACTGGTTCGAGGAATACCGCCTCTATCATCGCAAGGACGGGCTGATCGTGAAGCTCGCCGACGATCTCATGTCGGCGACGCGCTACGCGTTGATGATGCGGCGCTTCGCCGAGGTAGAGCCGTCGCGGAGACAACCGCCGCTCAATCCGTTCGGCAGCGCCGGGGGATGGATGGGGACGTGAGCCACAGGGCTGAAAGCACAATGTCAAAATCGACGAAACGAAAGCCGCAGAAGCCGGACGTCGGCGGGAGCTATGGTGAAACCGCAGACATGACCGGCGCGGCCGCGCAAACGGTGCAAGAGGGCAAGCCGGATAAGGACGATGATATTCACCGCACCGCGATCCGGCGCTGGCAGGCCGGATACGACCGCGACCGCGACAACATCGACGATGCCTATGAGGACCTCGAGTTTCTCGAAGGCGACCAGTGGCCGAAGGATGCCGTAGCGCTGCGTGAGAACGAGAAGCGCCCGGTACAGACCTTCAATCGCATGCCGCAATTCGTGCGCCAGATCACCGGCGACATGCGGCTCGCACGCCCCAGCATCAAGGTCGTGCCGGTCGATTCCGGATCGGACAAGGAGATCGCGCGTATCCGCGCCGGGCTGATCCGCTACATCGAGAACCGATCCGATGCGCAGGCGGCCTACTATCACGGCGGCGACCAGCAGGTTGCGGCCGGCGTCGGCCACTGGCGCGTCATCAAGGAGTATGCCGGCGACACGACGTTCAACCAGGAGCTTCGCATCGTCGCGATCGAGGACGGCATTTCGGTGATCTGGGATCCGGACGCGGTGCTGCCGAACAAGGAAGACGCGAAATACTGCTTCGTGCCGGTCGACATGTCGCACGACACGTTCAAGGAGAAATTCCCCGATGCAGCGCTCGCCGATTTCGAGGACAACGCGAAGGCGATCTCGTCCGGCTGGTACGGCACGGACTTTATTCGCGTCGCCGAATACTGGGTGAAGAAGCCGGTAACGCGCCTGCTTGCACTGATGGCGGATGGGCGCATCGATGACATCACCGACGACTGCGACAAGGCCGAGCGCTACCGCGAAGACGGCGTTCGGGTCGAGGAGCGCGAGAGCTTCACGATCTGCCGCTACCTGATCTCGTTCGCCGCGATCCTCGAGGGCCCGGTGGAATGGCCGGGCCGCTACATTCCGATCGTGCGCTGCCCGGGTGAGGAAACCCGCATCGGTCGCAAAACCAAGCGTCGAGGCATCATCCGCTTCGCCAAGGACGCCCAGCGCGCCTACAATTACGGCCGCTCGACCCAGACCGAGATCACCGCGCTGCAGCCGAAATCGCCGTTCATCGGCACGGAAGACAATTTCAAGGACTACCAGGCGTACTGGAATCTCGCGAACGTCAAGGCGTTCCCGTATCTGCCGTACAAGCCCGATCCGCGGAACAGCGGCGTCCCGCCGCAACGCGTGCAGCCGCCGGTGTCGTCGCAGGGCGTGAACGAAACGGTCCTGCTGGCGGCCGAAGACATGAAGGGCGTGATCGGCATCTACGACTCGGCACTCGGCGCGCAATCGAACGAGGTGAGCGCCCGCGCCATCATGGCGCGCGATCGCCAGGGCGACATCGGCTCGTTCGTCTATCAGGACAATTGGGGTCGCGCGATCCGCCACACCGCGACGATCGTGAACGATCTCATCCCGCATGTGTACGACGTCGAGCGCACGATCCGCATCCTCGGCGACGACGGCAGGGAAGAGCTGATCGCCATCAACAAGGCCGTGGCCGGCGACGGCCTGGAAGAGACCGAGCGCGTGCTCAACGACGTGACGATCGGCGCCTATGACGTCGTGTTCCGTCCGGGCCCGAGCTTCTCGTCGCGGCGCGAGGAGGCGCGGGAAGGCATGATGGCGTTCCTGCAGTCCTCGCCCAATGCCGCGCCGCTCGTGCTCGACCTGATCGCGGAGTCGCAGGACTGGCCGAACGCCGACAAGATCGGCAAGCGGCTCGAGCATCTGTTGCCCGATCCGATCCGCGCGCGCGAGGCGGCCGAACGCGGCGAGCCGTTGGCACCGCAGCCTCCGGATCCCGCGCAGGCGGCGGCGATGCAGGCGGCCGCGATGCGGCTGCAGGCGGAATTGCAGCAGCTGCAGCTCGAGAACGAGGGCAAGGCGCTGGACAACGAGAAGCGCCGGATCGAGCTCGCCGCGATGGTGCGCGACAGACAGGCGGCGGCCGGAGTCGCGGACAGCGGCCGTACATAGCCGGCCGACAAGGTCGTGCCGTCAGCGCGAACGGGGATCGAAGCGGATCGGGCAGCTCGCCATGCCGCGGATGACCAGCGAGTCGGTCCAGGCTGGTTCGGCGTCCTTGAGGACAATGTTCGTCAACCGCTCGACCAGGATCGGCAGTGCCACCTCGCCTTCGAGACGGGCAAGATGTGCGCCGAGGCACAGATGGATGCCCGATCCGAAGGCAAGCTGCCGGTTGGCTTCGGGCCGGCGCAGGTCGAGCCGCTCCGGCGTTGCGAACACGGTCGCATCATGATTGGCGCCCGCGATGAACAGATAAGCGCGTTCGCCTTTTGCCAACCGCCGTCCGGCGAGGTCGAGGTCGGCATTCACGATCCGCAGCTGGGCGATACTGGGACCCTCCCAGCGCAGGAGTTCATTGAGGGCATTGCGCAAGAAGGACGGATTGCTCCAGTGGGACCGGAAGTCCGCATGCTGATCTGGATGGCGCACCAGCGACCAGAACGCGTTGGCGAGGAAGTGCGTCGTTGTCTCGTGTCCGGCGAAAAGCAAGAGGACGCAGGAGGCGAGCAGCTCTTCGAGCGAGAGCCTGTCTTCGCCGTCATGCGCCGCAATCAGGTCGTCGATAATGTCCTGTCCGGGCGTGCGGCGGCGCCGTTCGACAAGGGCGGCGAAGTAGTCAAGCATGGAGGCGAGGCTTGCGGCCGCGACGGCGTATTTGTCGGACCGGATCCGCGCAGACAAGACGAAGGTCGCCAGATCGTCGGACCAGCGCTTGAGGTCGTCGACGTCCTCGCGCGGCACGCCGAGCATGTCCGCAATGACCGTCGCCGGCAGTGGATATGCGAAATCGGCGATAACATCCATTTGGCCGGCGCCGGCGACCCGGTCGAGCAAGTCGTGGACGATGCCGGCAATGTCGGGGCGCAGAGCCTCGACGGCACGGCGCGTGAACGCTTTCGCGACGAGGTCGCGCAAGCGCGTGTGGCTTGGCGGATCGTTGAACACCATCCAAAGGCTAAGGCAATCGCCAAGCACGACGACATCGTCCTTGCGCGCCCGGCTTTGCGCGGCGACGAAGGGGCGGATGCGGTCGGAGGAGAATCGATCATCCTTGAACGCACGCTCCACGTCGGCAAACGTGGTGAGACACCAGGCGCCGAGGCGGTCGTTCCAATGAACCGGATCGGCGTGATGAAGACGCCGCAGCAGCGTATACGGATCGCGAATTGCACCGGGACTGGCAAAATCGACCTGCTGAGCCGTCATTCTTTGCTCTCCCCGGCCAGATGTCCGGTGTGGCATCGGGCCCGTCATGACGCAAACGCCCACTGAAGCGATATCCGGAATGGCGCCCGGGCAGTCGGCGTCCTTTTTATACTAGTCCCGCGGGCCGTCCCGCGTCCCACTTCGCCGTGCAGGCGTCCGACGACCGGGCGCCGCCGCGTTTCGAAGAGAGCCGCCCGTTCGGGCGGCATTTTGTCTTCAAGGAGCACACATGTCCGAGGTGGTTGAAAACCAGTCCTTTGCGCCGGCCGAAAGCGCGCCTGCCGCTGGCGAAGCTTCAACGCCTGCCGATTCCTTCGGGGAGCCGCAGACGCAATGGGCAGAGACGCCGGAAGAGCCCGCGCAGCAGAATGCCGCGTTCGGCGACGACGGCGAGGATGAGGAACGAGGAAAGCGGCCTTCGCGCTCGCAGCGTTTGCAGCGCAAGGCGCAGCTTCTCGCGGCCGAGAACGAACAGTTGCGCCGCCAGCTTGGCGCCGGCGTGCGTCCTCCATGGGATGCCGCGGCGGACATGAGCGGGGGCGAACAGCCGCCGCGGGAAGCCGATTTCAACGGCGACCATCTCGCATATCTGCGGGCGCACCAGGCCTTCGGCCTGGGGCAGGCGGCACGCGAGGCGGTACGATCGCAAGTCGAGCGGGAGTATGCGCACCGCGCCGCCGCGCATGAAGCCGCGGACCACCGTGAGCGCGTCGTTGCGCATTACGAGCGGGTCGACGAGCTGAAGGATCGCGTCGGCGACTTCGACAACGCGATGAAGGTCGCCGCCACGATCAACCTGCGGCCCGACGTCGCGCGGGAAATCCTCGGTTCGGAGAAATCCGCCCTCATCCAGTATCACCTTGCCAAGAATCCCGACAAAGCGCGCGAGTTGAACGGCCTCTCGAGCCGCGAACTCGTGCGCGCCATCGGGCGTCTGGAAGGCGCGGTCCGTCTGCCCGCCGCGCGACGCGCAACCTGGGCGACGCCGCCCGTGCACCCGCTCACCGGCGCCACGTCTGCATCCTTCGATCCGTTCAAGGCCGAGATGGATGAATTCGCGGCGCACTGGAATGCGCGGGAAGCCGCACGACGGCGCGCCTGAAATCATCCAACGACCGGCCCGCCTGAAACGGGCCGTCACAACGCGGAGCGCAGGCTCCGCGAGAAGGACAAACGATGGCTCAGAATGTGTTGACCGCGGACGTCATCGCCAAGGCGGCGCTGATGGTCCTCGAGAACAATCTCATCGGCGCGAACCTGGTCTATCGCGGCTATGAGGACGAGTTCGACCGCAACGGCTACAAGATTGGCGATACCGTGATGGTGCGCCGCCCGGCCCAGTTCACAGTCCGCCGCGGCGAGACCGCGCAGATCCAGGAAGTGAAGGAAGGCAAGTTCCCGATCACCGTCAACATCCTCGACGGCGTGGACTTCAAGTTCTCCTCGACCGACCTGACGCTGCGCATCGAAGACCTCGCGGATCGGGTGATGAAGCCCGCGCTGCTCCAACTCGCCAACAACATCGATATGGAGGTGTGGAAGCTCTACAAGTCCGTACCGAGCTGGGCCGGCACGCCGGGCCAGACCATCAACAGCTTCGCGGATTTCGGCAAGGGCCCGGAGCGGCTCGACAAGATGGCGGTGCCGCAGGATGAGCGCGCCGGCGTCATGTCGGCGACCGACTACTGGGGCATGCTCGGGTCGCAGACCTCGCTGTTCATGCAGAGTCCGGCGGGCGATGCCTATCGCCGCGCCAAGCTCGGCATGATCGGAAACGTCGACACGTACATGGCGCAGAACGTGCAGACGCACATCGTGGGCGACGCGGCCGGTACCGGCACGCCGCTGGTCAACGGCGGCAATCAGGGCGTCACGTACGAGTCCGTGAAGGACACCAATACGCAGAACCTGATCGTCGACGGCTTCGGCAACAGCAAGACGCTGAAGCAGGGCGACGTGTTCACCATCGCCAACGTGTTCGCGATCAATCCGGTCACCAAGGCGACGGAGGACTATCTCCAGCAGTTCGTCGTGATGTCCGACACGGTGACGCATGCGGCGGGCGGCGATACCACGATCCCGATCTCGCCGGCGATCATCACGTCGGGCGCGTATCAGACGGTTTCTGCCGCGCCCGCGGACAATGCCGCCGTCACGGTGCTCGGCACGGCCTCGACCGGCTACAAGCAGAACCTGGTGTTCCACAAGAACGCCTTTGCGCTGACGATGGTGCCGCTCGAGCTTCCCGCCGGCGCAAGCGGCGCCGCGCGGCGCAGCTACAACGGCCTGTCGGTGCGCGTGGTGCCGACCTGGGACGGCGTGAACAATACGTCGTTCTGGCGGCTCGACGTGCTCTACGGCGCCAAGGCGATCGACACGCGGCTCGCGACGCGGCTGTCCGGCACGCCGTAATCATCAACCCGAAACAGATGCGCTGCCGGCACGGGCTATCGCTCGTGCCGGTTCGCGCGTCGCATGAGGAGAAGACACAATGCCAGTTCGTCAGCTTTCCGACGGCTCGCCCGACGGCCAGTCGCTCGGGCAGTCCACCGCCGACAAGGTGAGCCTCTACGGCGTTGCGCCGATCGCGCAGCGCGCCGGCGCCGCGCAGGCCACGTCGCTGGTCGGCACGGCCTCGTCCACCGCGATCGACACCAACACCAAGGCGGCGATCATCGAGATCATGAACACGCTGACCGCGCTCGGTGCGTGGAAGGGCTCTGCGTAAAAAGGAACGTCTCGCGGCGCGCTGGAGCGATCCAGCGTGCCGCGATTGTTCGGGCGCGGCTTTGACATTCAACGAACCAAGAGCACCGAAATGATGCAAGGCGTGTTCTACGATACGGCGGGACGCTATTTCGTGCCGCCAGAGGGCGTGACGCTCGCTACCTTGGGCGCGCCGCCGTATTCGCCGCCAGGTGAAGATTGGGACGGTGAGGTTCCGGGCGTAGAAGTGTCTGGCCCCACCGGCTTGAGCTCGTTTGGTGCGATGCCCTGGGCCGCCGTCGAAACAGCGGCGCCGGGCGCGGCGATCTCCTTCGCCGACATGGTCCGAACGATCAGCCCCGTCGCTGAACCGGACGTGTGGCGCGAGGACAATCGCGCGCCGTTCTGGATTCCGGACGACGCGCGCGCGGGCCCGTCGTTCGACGACCTGGCCGGGACAATCGATCCCCGCGCCGTTGCGCTCGGCGTAGTCCGCATTCCCGGGTTGCCGGAAGACGCGACGGAATGGGGCTGGCACGACAGGTCACCAGGCCGCGGCGGCGAAGCCGAGCGACTCGCGTCCATGTGGAACCGGATTTTCGGTTTGGAACTGGCGACGGAGTATACTCCGCACGAAGGAGGGGGACCGCGCGGTCTCACCATTACGGGGGGAGGCGTAGGAGGCGGAAGGCGGGGCGGAGGTAGCAGCGGCAGCGGTAGGGCCGCCGGGGCATCAGGCAGCAGCGATAAATACATTCCCGGCGCAGACGCCGCCGGAGAAGGGCCAAATGGCGTGATCCTGAACGGGATTGTTTACAGGGGCGGCGGACCAAATCCCGGGAACTGGAAAGCGAAGCCTGGGCAGGATCATTCGACCCGGGACACGGTCTCCAACCCCTGGCCGATGCCGAGCACCGGACCAGTCTTTCGAGTCCGCAAGCCGATTACTGAGGTGGATGCCGCAAAACTCCCGCCCGGAAGCGTGGTTCGTGATAATGATCCGCCCGGGCATGTTAACATCGACGGCTCGCTGTTGTGGGATCTGATCCAGAAGGCAATCAAGAGGAGGCCGTGACATGTCGAATCCGCTTGATAGAGCTTTGATGGCCTTATTGGCGGAGACGGCCAGCGCGATGTCGACACTTCTGCTTGCGCTGCACGCAAATCCCAAGATTGCCGAGGTAACGCGGGGCTTGGACATCACGAAATATGAGAGCCCACTGGCCGAAGAGGAAAACTCTTATACGTTCGAGTCATATGTGGAAACCGAGACGCGCGACGGCAACCAATTCTATTGGTTGCTGGATATTAAGAGGAGGCCAGACGGCTGGATGGTTGAAAGGCGGATCGACAAGCAATTCGACGGCGGCGCCCAAAGCGTGCGGGATTTTGAAGATTTCAGGTGCGAGGATTTCGACGAGCTCGCCAAGAACCATGCGGACCTGATGAACGAATTCATCAAATCCGCAGATAATTTCGATTTCTCGATCGAGTCGGAATGACTCACGAAATTCGGCCACCTTCGGAGTTGACGGCCTGAAGAAGTAGCGCCGGTCTCTGCGGCTGCCGCCCACCAACGGAAATGCCATGTCCATTCGTCTGCGCCGCGCTCCCGCGGAGCGCGCATGAAAGTCGTGTTCGCGACGCCCTCACTGCATGGCCCTACGGCGCCCTACATCGCGGCATTGGAACAATCCGTTCCCTTGGTGAAAGGCGCCGGATGGGACGAGGCCTATGTGCAAGAGGTCGGCTGTCCGTACATCTCGGCCGCGCGGGCGACGATGACACGGCGCGCGCTCGATGCCGGTGCCGACGTGATCGTCTATCTCGACTACGATCTCTCCTGGAAGCCGGGCGATCTGCTCACGCTTCTGGAAACGCCGGGCGATGTCGTCGCCGGCACCTATCGTTTCAAGAAGGACGAGGAAGAATACATGGGCGTCGTGCGCGTGGACGCGGACGGCCGCCCTGCGGTGCGCATGAACGGCACGATCGCCGCAACGCGCGTCCCGGCAGGATTTCTTAAAATCACCCGAGAAACGATCAACCGCTTCATGGAAGCCTATCCCGATCTGTGCTTCGGGCCGCGCTTCAATCTCTCGGTCGATCTGTTCAACCACGGCGCCCACAAAGGCGTGTGGTGGGGCGAGGATTACGCGTTCTGCCGCAACTGGTGCGAGGCAGGCGGCGAGATCCAGCTCGTTCCCGATCTCGACGTCACGCACCACGCGCAAGATCGCGCGTACCCCGGCAATTTCCACCAATTTTTGCTGCGCCAGCCGCAGCCCAGAGAGCAGAGCGATGACTGAGTTGTTCCGCACCCGCAACGATCTGATCGACGAGGCGCTGACGAACCTGTTCGCCGATGGCGGGGCTGGGCAGGCGCCTGACGCTGAGAGTCAGGCGACGGTCGATCGCAAGGTCGACGGGATGCTCGCCGAACTGCGTGCGCGCGACATCTGCGATGTCGTGAACGACCGGCAGATTCCGACCGCGTGGTTCAACCCGCTCGCCGAACTGCTGGCGAATGAATGCGCGACCGCATTCGGCGCACAGAAATCCGCTGCGCTGCGCGAAGACGCAATGGCGCGACTGAAGGATATGGCGCGCAACGAGCCGATGCGGCTACTGGGGACCGATCCGATGCTGCGCGCCGGCGTGCGGGGGTGCGGATCGTGACTGCCCTGCTTCCTCAGAGGAAGCACGCCGGCGCCGCCCGTTTCGATCGTCCAGAACACAAGAGGCATGATACAATGGATCGCACGCTGGACGACATCGAAGGCGGCTATGTGATCGTGCCGCCGGGCGAAGGCATCTCCCTCGCCGAAATCGACAAGCTGGCCTACCCGACGATGGGCTACGCCACAGGGCAAGAACGTCCGGCCGCGCTTTTTGTCGTGCGCCCGTTGCGGCACGACGATCCGGAGGGCTTGGGTGGTTCGGGACGATACGATGGCGGCATCTCGTTCGACGATCTTCTCCGCACCATTAATCCAAAAGCAAATCCGAACGTCTGGACGAACGCGGACAGCGCGCCGTACTGGCACATGGGTGTTTCCTCACCTTCTCGGACCGACAGGTCCGGCGATGCGCGCGTGTTCGCTCCGACATTGCCGGGGGCGCCGCCTGCCGAGCGACCGGTGACGCGACGTACTAAAGTTTACAGCGACCGGCATCCGTCACAAGGACGCGGCGTTCGATCCCGCGAAGCGGCACACTCACAATATCTTCGCGACTATCGCCGGCGCCGGTGCCGTGCCGGTTCTCGCGGCATCGGGGTCGGAGACGAATCCCAGCCCGCGATGACATGGGGGCCAAACGGCTCACCATATTTCTCGAAATGGCGTTCGCAGTAGTAGTCCCAGACCCACTGGGCATCATAGGTCGCATCATCGCGCGGGTGGTTGTTGCGCTCGGCGCGCATCGCATCGAACGAGTTCCTGAGGATATCCTTGTCCATCAGGAATGACGCGCGATCGAAGTCGATCACGCTGCCGCTCCAGGCCAGAACATAGGTGTGAAACACGAGAAGCCCCTGTCGCGGCGTTCTTACTGTGAAGAATAGCACGCGAGCACTAACGCGCAAAACCGAGGAAGCCCACAAGCCGCGCCGGTTCAGCGGCTTGGGCAAGAAAAAATGTGACCGCACGGACGGCGCCGGTGCGGCCGTTGGTGCTGTGTGTTGACCGCCGAGCAAGTGCACGTTGCGCACGCTTTCCGTCGCTCTTTTCCTTGGAGAAGCCATGGTCATTCTCGACGCCTTCACGGGCGCAGCCGGGCATGCGTTGCCCCAACGCTCGCTTCGCGCTCAGATCCAACCGATCGGCGACACGCGGGGCAGCCGATGACTGCCGTCCCGTTCCCCGTCACCTCCGCGCCTGGCGCGCGGCCGCAGGAGAGCGCCGGCCGGCTGGTCAACGCCTATGCGGTGAAGACCGAACAGGGCGCGCGCGGTCCGCTGAAATGGGTGCGCGCACCGGGGCTGCGTGAGCTCGTGACGATTGGCGGCCGCGCGCGCTATCGCGGTTTCATCGAAATCAACGGCAGCGTGCTGGCGGCGCTGGAAGACCGTGCGGTGCTGATCACGAAATCCGGCAGCGTCACGAGCGTGACCGATCTCGGCGCCCTCGACGGCACCGACCTCGTCACCATCGCGAAGAATAATGCGGCGCCGGTGGCGAATATCGTCGCGGTGACGGAAGAGGGTGCGTTCAATCTCTACACCGACGACGTGCCGGACAATTTCGCCGACGCGGACCTGCCGCAACCGAACAGCGTCAGCGGGGTGAAGGGCTACTTCGCCTTCACGATCGCGGATGGACGGCTGTTTGCGAGCGATCTGAATTCCGTCAATCTCAACTCGCTGAGTTTCACCACGGCGCCGGGTCACCTGCTGCGCGGCGTGTCCTATCGCGGCGAATGGTTCGTGTTCGGCGACAATTTCTGCCAAGTCTATCGCGACGCGGGCCTTTCGCCGTTCCCGTTCGACCTCGTCGCCACGATCCCGATCGGGTTAGCGGGCACGCATGCAATCGCCGGATGGGAGCCGGGCTTCACCGGCACGATGGCGTGGGCGGCGCAGGACGACGTCGTCTACAAGCTCAACGGTTACACGCCGCAGCCGGTCTCGACCGAGGACGTGTCGCGCGACATCGCGGCGACGCCGGACAAGAGCGTGCTCGAAGCGTCCGTGTACATGTCGAACGGCAATGCCTTCTGGGTGCTGACGCGTCCGGGGTTCTGGAGCTGGACGCTCAATCTCACGACCGGCACGTGGGCGCAACGCATATCGTACGATCACGAGAGCTGGCGTGCCGCGCGCACTGTGAAAGCCTTCTCGACCTGGCTCGCGGGAGATCGCGGCAGCGGCAAGCTGTTCGAGATCGGCGCGGACGCGTTCCGCGAAGGCAACGATCCGCTGGTGTTCGAGGTCGTGTCGGGGGCGGTGCTCTCGTCGCCTAATCGCCTTGCGATCGGTCGCCTCGACGTCGACATGGTCGCGGCGGCCGGGCGTGCGGCGGGCGAAGAGAACGAGAGCGACCCGCAGGTCGAGATCTCGTGGTCGCTCGACGGCGGCTACCGCTGGAGCAATCCGGTGTTCCGCTCGATCGGCCGGGAAGGCGAATCCCGCAAGACGATTTCGGTCAACCGGCTGGGCCTCGCCGGGCCGAAGGGCATCATGATCAAACTGCGCGTCTCCGATCCCGTGCACGTCACGCTATTCGGAGCGGCACTGACACTCATCGATCAAAGGGCGCCGAAGTGATGCAGCGCACATACGAGCCGTGTGATGGCCGCGCACCGCGAAACAAATAGGAGCAAGACACATGGGCCTTTTCGATGCATTCACCGGTGCCCCCGCGGAAGCGGCGGCGGAAGCCTCGCGCAACTATCTCGGCACCGCGCAGAACAACCTGGTCAACGCGACGGCGTTGACGCGCGATCAGATCGAGCGGCTGCTGCTCGCCGGATACGCGAATGCGGGCGGCCATCTCGGCGCCGCCTATGACGCCGCGGGCGACGCGCAGCGCGGCGGTGCCGACAGCGCGCTCGGCTATGTCGACAGCGGACTGGGCGATGCGCTGCAGACGCTGCAGGCCGCGCGCGGCGACCTGACCGCGAACGGTGGCGCCTACGCGCCGCTTGGCGAACTCGCGGGTCGCTACGGCGAGGGATCGCGGCTCTACGCCGACGCGCTCGGGATCAACGGGGCGGAAGGAGCGGCCCGCGCCAGGGCGGCGTTCCAGGGCGGACCGGGTTGGACGACGCAACTCGACACGTCGGTCGACGCGCTCAACCGGCGGCGCAATGCCGCGGGCTCGCTGTTCTCCGGCAATGCCGACGCGGACGCGATCAAGCTCGGCAGCGATTACGCCGACAAGGGATGGCAGCAATGGCTTGCCGGCCTGTCGCCCTACAATCAGCTCGAGTCGAGCGCGACCTCCGCTGCGGCGAGCGGCAATGCCGGCATCAACAGCACGCTCGCCAATCTCGGGGTCACTGAGGCGAACCTGCGCAACGATGCCGGAAAGACGCGCTCGACGATCGCTACGAACGAGGGCGTGTCGCTCGCCGATATCGCAAACCGCTATTACGGCGGGCTTGCGGGCCTCGATACCGCAGGAGCCGCGGCGCTTGGTGGCAACCTTTCGGAAGCGAACAAGGCGGTGATCGGCATCGGCACGAACTTCGCGCCGCAGATCACCAAGACCTACAAGGACGCGGCCGATGCCCAGATCGCGGGCAGCGGCTTGTTCTGGAAACTGCGCCAGGATTTGGAGAAGTCCTTGATCAACGGCGCCGGGCGGGGCGGCCAACCCTGGTGAACAGTTCAGTGAATGCCGGGAACGATCGACGCCGCGCATAGAGCAGCAGCGCCGGCAATCCCGCAATACCCGCTCGTCCAGACAGGCGCTGGCGCATTTCACCCAGCGTATCTCGGCTTCTTCGGGGCAATTGCCGCCCGTTCTCTTATCATTCTGGAGTTTCGCATGGGCATTCTCTGGCCTCACTCGAACACCGTCGCCCGCACGAATGCGGACCGCCGCGCGCCCGGCGCGCTTGTGTATTTCTTCGAAGCCGGCACCACGACGCGGCGCACGACCTATCAGGATGCCGACCTGACCACGCCGCACGCGCACCCGGTGGTCGCGGACGCGTATGGCCGCTTCCCGGCCGTCTTCATCGATTTCGGGTCCTATCGCGAGCGGGTGAAGACTGCGGGAAACACGCAACTGTGGGACACCGACGACATTCCGAATCCGGCGCCACCCGATGCGACGGAAGGCGTGCCGGATGAGCAGTTGCTCCAGACCGGCGAGGTGTTCTTCAAATTCGCGAATGGCGTTCGCACCGGCGCGGTGCGTGCGAACGGCCGCAAGATCGGCAACGCCGTCTCGGGCGCTGACGAGCGCGCGAATGCGGACTGCGAGGCGCTGTTTATCGAACTCTACCAGTCGATGGATAACGCGGCCTGTCCGGTTTTGCCCGGCGGGCGCGGTGCCAATGCGCCGGCCGACTTTGCGGCGAACAAGACGATCACGCTGCCGGACCTGCGCGGACGCACGCCGTTCGGCCTCGAGACCATGGGCGCGGCGGCGGCGGGGCGCATGTCCTCGACCGTGCCGGGCTACGCCGCCGCGACCAACGGCACGCTGCCGGGCTACGCGGTCGGGCTCAATACGCAACAGCTCACGGTTTCAGAACTGGCGACGGTGACGCCTTCGGGCACCATTGCGCAGATCACGCCGGCCGGCACCATCGGGCAGATCACGCCTGCGGGTTCTGTATCGCCGTCGTCCTATACGCCGGCCGGCTCGGTCTCGACCTCGATCAACGGGCAGGGCTCGGGCGTTCCGATCCTCTCCGGGTCCGGGTTCAATCTTCCCGCGACCGGATCGATGTCGTTCACGCTCCTGACCGCGGCGTCATCGTTCACCGGCACTCCGCAGAACTTCTCGTTTTCAGGCACGCCGTTCACGCCGGTCTTTACCGGCACGCCGTTCACCCCTGCGTTCACCGGAACGCCGTTCGGCTCCAATGCCGCACACAACAACGTGCCGAATGCGGTGCTCGGCACCTGGTACATCAAACTGTGAGGCGCTGACATGGCAGGCAGCATCGGAGCAATCGAAACGACTGGGACGCGTGAGACGTTCGAGCAATCGTTCGGGCTCACCGATCCCGAGACCGGCGACGCGATCGATCTAGCCGACGTGTCGGCCATCGTGTTCGACATCATCGATGCCGAGACGCTGGCTGTCGTGCTCACGGCGACGATCGGCTCCGGCGTCACGCTGGAAGATGACGACGACGGCGCGGTGTTCACGGTGCGGTTCGAGTCCGCGTCGATGGATATCCCGGCAAAGACCTATGACGTCCGGTGCGTGATCACCAAGGACGGCAACGATATCGAGCTGTTTGGCACTCTCCCGGTGGTGAGCTAAATGACAACGATCCGCATCCAAGCACTTCCGAAGTTTCCTGCGAGCGTCGAAGCGGGCGACGGCATGATCATCACGCGCAGCGCGGGCGTGTTCACGTTCGCGGTTGATCCGGATTTCGCACCGAATTTCAGTTCGGGAACACCGTACACGGTCGGCGATTTGCTGTTCGCCGATGGCGCGAATTCGGTTGACGCGCTGGCCGATGTCGCAACCGGCAACGTGCTTTTATCTGGCGGCGCGGGCGCAGCGCCGTCCTTTGGCAAGGTCGGGCTGACGACGCATGTCAGCGGGACACTTCCTGTTGCAAATGGCGGCACTGGCGTAACTTCGGCGACCGGAACGGGAAGTGCGGTTCTATCCGTTGATCCGACCTTGACCCTGCCGAATGCGACCGGGCTTCCGATCAGCACGGGCGTTTCGGGGCTTGGCGCTGGCGTCGCCACATTCCTTGCAACTCCATCCAGCGCCAATCTGCGCAGTGCGCTTACCGATGAAACCGGCACGGGCGCAGCAGTCTTTGCAACATCGCCGAGTCTTACAACGCCTAACCTTGGTGTCGCCAGTGCGGGTTCGATAAACGGGCTCGTGATCGCAGCGAGCGCAGGATCGCTCAATATCGCTGGCGGCAGCGCGTTTGTCGTCAACAACGGGATGACGCTCGCTGCGACGCCGGGTGCGACCATCACGTTCCAGGGAACCGACACCTATGTAGGCCGATCCACGACCGACACGCTGACCAACAAGACGTTCAACAGTGCCGCCACGGGCAACACGCTTCAGGTGAGCGGCGTTACAGTGTCGCGCGGGCAATTCCCTGGCACCAGCGCGAACGACAATGCGACTGCCGGCAATATCGGAGAACTGATTGAAAGCAGCATTGCGTCGGGCTCCGCTGTTTCCATGACGACGGCCACGCCAGCGAATATCACAAGCATCTCCCTGACCGCCGGCGATTGGGATGTGTGGGGTAATGTCTGGATCACGCTAAATGGCGGGACGACGACGACACAGCTTATCGGTGCAATCAACACAACGTCTGCAACTTTGCCAACCGCGCCGGGGGCTGGTGCTTATACCCAACTCAACACGGGCACAGTTGGACAGCCGTGGGGCTGGCCGGCTGGTCAACGCCGCATAAGCATCTCAGGCACGACCACTGTTTATCTTGTCGGGCAGGCCAGCTTTAGCGGCTCGACGCTCTCGATGTATGGCTATATCGGCGCACGCCGGGTTCGCTGATGAAGATCCCCGGTCTTCCGTTTTGCCCCGACACCTCCGCGCTGGTTGCGGCGAACGCCGGCCCTGCGTCGGTCGAATGGTACAATTATTGGCGCAAGCTTGGCGATCCCGAGCGGATACCGTTCATCAGCATCGAGTTCTATGGCGCCAAACCCGACGGGTCGAATAGCTATGGCGCTTTCATCAGAGCGAAAGAGGCCGCGGTCGCGAATGGTAGCAATACCATCTTTATCCCGCCGGGAACTTGGGACATCGCGACAACCCTAGTTCTCGACCTGAGCGATTTTGCGCTCGTGGGGCTCGATCGCAAAACCACCAGAATCCGCGCGCTCGACGGCGCAGTGCTGACTAACCTGGTGCATCTCGGCGTCACATCGGGCGACAACTGGAACACTCAATTGTCCGTCCGGGGCATCACCTTCGACGGCAACGGGACCTGCTCCGATAGCGTCCTGAAGTCGCGCAATGTCGGGTACAGCGACATTCACGAAATCCGCTGTACGGGCGGTTCAGGAGATGGCTTCAAAACCGAAACCCGAACCAGCGATATCAACACGCTCCAGGTTCGAAATGTCTACTCCGATATCATCGCCGATACAAACGGCGGAAATGGTATCCAAACAATCGGCGAGAAGGACGGGCAATTCGACAAACTGTTCGCCTATGGTAATACGGGCGACGGCATAATCTTCCGCGCGTTCAAATTCGGGACGACGCTTGCCGAAACGACTACCTGTGTAATCGGTACGCTGCTGGCGCGAGACAACGCTGGCGATGGCGTTGTCCTGGATGGCACCGAGAAGTTCACCATCGCGGTTATCGTCGCGACGCTTAATTTCGGTCGTGGCGTGCGTATTCGCAGCAGCGATACGGGGGTCGGCGTTGCCGGAAGCAATGCTTTCAATATGGGCCAGATCACCTGTCGAGGCAATAGGCTCGGCGGGTTTATCGCTGCCGACAACGCGCAACTGAACGGCGGACAAATCAGCAGTCTTAAGATCATCGGCGGCGCGGCAAACCCGTCTACTGCGTTCCGTCTCGATGGCGTCGCGGGCCTTCAGATCGGGCAGTTGTGGATCACCATTACTCCCGGAACGGCGATGCTGCTACAGGCCGGGACGCCGCTCGGTGGAGGTTCAAGCGTTTGTAGCAATATCTTCATCGGCAAGGCCGTTCTGACCGGCAACGGCGACGTGGCGTCATCTGACAATCACGGCCTCAAGATCAACAACGCATGCCACGACATCGCAATCGAAACCCTGCACAGCACGAACGCGCAGACGGTCGGCGGGAATTACGAGCTATCGGTTTCAAACACTGCCGAACGCATTACGATACAGAATGCCTATCTGTCTGCCGCCAACAATGGCAACGAATACGAGAACATTGATCGGGTGACGATTGGCCGCCTCAGCCTTCGCGGTGCCGAGCCCGTTGCGCTCATTCACGCAGGAGCGCTCGTCACCGTACCCGGGCATGTTGTTCTTGCCAGGGATAGCGGCGATGGCGACTTGAAGGCGCGTTTCCCCAACGGAACCACGGCCACCGTCGCGGCCAACTGAACTGCGGTTGCACGGTCTCTCTCCGCCGTGCAATCTCTGCGCATGCTACGGCGCCTGCACGCGAACGGTTTCGATCAGGTAGACGCGATCCTTACCGGGCTCGCGCGCAGTGGATGGTGGCTGGAGCGAGGGGCCAAGGTTCTGGATTTCGGGTGCGGCGCCGGCGATCTCGTCTATCAGCTTCGCGATCGCGGTTTTGACGCCTACGGCTTCGACCTGTTCGACACCGCCAAGCCGCGCAGTCCCGGCGATGCGGCACTGTTCGCATTCCACGAGGTGACCCGCGTCAATCCGGCCGATACCCGCATCGCCGACGCCGACATTACGCTGCCCTATGAGACCGCGACGTTCGACCTCGTCGTCTCGATGACGGTGATCGAACACTGCTATGCGCTGGACGGCATGATGCGGGAATGCGCGCGAGTGCTGAAGCCGGGGGGCATCTCGCTACACCTATACCCGAGCCGCAACCAGGCGATCGAGCCACATTTCTTCGTCCCGTTCGGCGGACGCGTCCAGGCAGATTGGTGGCTGCTGCTGTGGGCGCGTCTCGGCGTGCGCAATGAATTCCAGCAGGCCATGACGGCGGCCGAGGCGGCCTCCCACAACCGCTTTTATCTCGATTCCGGGATCGCGTACCGCCCCGACGCGGAGGTCATGCGTATCGCATACAATCATTTCGGGGTAGTCGCCTTCGCGGACAGGACTTTCCACCGTTCTGATCCGCTCAAGAGCAGGCTATCGAGATTGTGGGCGGCGCTGCTCAGCAAGGATGTGTGGCATCAGCTATCGCTGCTCATTCCCGGCCGCGTATTGCTGGCGAGGATGCCGAATCACCGCTAGCACCATTGCTCCAGCGCGTTGATACATGCCTCTATAGGATCCGCCGGAATGTAGTTGGGGACCCGCTTGTAGACGAGCAGGGCGCCGTCGAGCGAAGCGCTGGGCCGCGAACCTGCGAGCTTCAGCCACTGGGCCGACGGCATCAATCCCTGCTTGCCGCAGACAAGATCAGCGATCTTCCGATCGATGGCGGCTGATGCGCCGCCCGCGTGCAATTGTGCAATGATTTCGAGCGAATCCATCATGTCAGTTCGGTGTTAGCGTCGTCATGACGTGCCCCGTGGAGCATTCGAACGTTAGAAGAATGGCGGCTGGGTTGTCCTCGGGCACTTCACTGCGAGTGAGAGTCATGAGGGCGCGGCACCGTACGCACCGGACTTCGGCTTCCTGACGCCGGGTTATTCGGTCGGGCTTCTGCCGCATGGCCGCAGGAGCATCGCTAAGGTCGCTGATTAAGTCCAGCCGTTTTCTGCGTGGACCAGGGGAAACGCTTGGCTTCCGGCTTTTCAAATCCAAGGTGACCTAAATGCGACTTATCCTCGCCACGCTGGTGATCGCCGGCGCGCTTTTGCTCTTCGTTGCCGAATCGGTTGCGCACGCGTCCGAGGCGCCCGACCGGCTCGCCGTTGCCCAGGCGGCACCACGGCGACCACGTGTTGCACGCGGTGCGCTGCGCGATCCCGATCCAGTGCAAGGCGGCAAAGCCCCGATCGAAGCAGCGCCGAAAGTAAGGAACGATCATGACCGAGACTGCGACCGTCAGCCTGACGGGACTGAAGCTCATCCAATCCTTCGAAGGCTGTGAGAAGAAAGCCGGTCGTGGCCACTTCCGTGCCTACGTGGATCCCGTCGGCGTCCTCACCATCGGGTGGGGCCACACCAACGCCACCGGCCGCAAGTTCTCGGCCGACAGTGTCTGGACCCAGGTCGAATGCGATGCCGCGCTGCGCGAGGACATGGCGAAGTTCGAGAGCGGCGTCCGCTCGCTGGTGAAGGTCGAGATCGAGCAGTGTCAATTCGATGCGCTGGTCTCGTTCGCCTACAATTGCGGCATCGGCAATCTGAAATCCTCGACGCTGCTGCGCAAAGTAAACCGGCGCGACTTTTCCGGCGCGGCGCGCGAGTTCGCCAAGTGGAACAAGGCGGGCGGCCGCGTGCTGAAGGGTCTCACGCGCCGCCGCGCCGCCGAGGCGACGCTGTTTCAAGGCGCCGGCTGCATCGAGGTCGACGCGCGCGAAGACGGCCCGATGGCGCAACAGGTCGATGCGCCGACGTCGCCCGGTATCGTCGAGACGACCGTCAATTCGAAGATCGGCCGCACCGGCCTGGGCCTTGGTCTCGGCGACGCGGCGCAAACGATCGACGCTGTGGGAGACGCCGCCGAGAAGGCGCAATCCGCGAAAGACACCGCCGAGTCGCTTGGCATCTGGGACATCGCAACGCAGGCGCTGCAGTCGCCGCGCGTGCTGTTCGGCGTCGCGGCGCTGATCGCGATCGGCTTGCTGATCTGGTGGAGGCACCGCGACCATTCATGATCGCAAAACTGCTGTTGTTCATTCCCGGCGCAGGGCCGTTTCTCGCCGCCGGGTGGCGATTGCTGACAACGTCGGCCGGCCGCCGCGTTGCGATCCTCGCGCTTGGCGTTGCGGCATCGTTCGCCTTCGGCTGGTCGCTCAAGGGCAGGCTCGACCGCAGTGCGACGTTGCAAGCCGTCATCGCGAAGCAGAGCATCGACCTGCAGGCCGCGAGGGATACGGCCGAACAAGCCGCCGCGACGGCTGCGGCGCTCTGGGACACCGACTCGAAAAACCAGGAGATCATCCGTGATCTACAGAACCGTCTCGCCAGGCAACCGCAGAGCAGCGCTTGCACTCTTGATGATGCTACCGCTCGCGGCTTGCGCCGGCTCAGGTAGCGAGTTGAAAGGCGTCATTCGCCGCGATCTCCCTGCCGCGCCAGCCTATCTGCAGCCGGTCACGGTGCTGGAGCCGAAGGCCGGCGAGAATGCGCTGTCGGTCGCCGCGCGCGAGCGGGCAGGGCGGCTGAAGGCCAACACCGTCATACGCAGCGCGCGCGCCCAGTGGGAGAAGCTGCGTGCTGCTTACAAGGCGTCGAAATAATCATGGCCGGAAAGCTCGACGACATCAGCGTTTCGATCGGCAGCCTGCTGGCCAAGGTGGAAAATCTCGGCGCCAGCATCGCGGCGAACCGCAGCGAGGCGGATCGGCGGCACCAGGAGAATACCGACCGGCTCAACCGGATCGACGAGGTGCTGAAACCCGTTGCCGCCGCGGTCGCCAACATGGAGCGATCGTCGACGACTACCGGACCAACCGCAACAAGGCGCTCGGCCTGCTGCTTGGCCTCGCCGGCATCGCCAGCATGCTCGGATTCTTCGCGTCCGAGTTCAGGGCGATGCTGTTCGGGAAATAATGTTGCGAGCATGTGGCACGTCTCATGTTATTAAACCGGCCGCTGGTCTTTTCCGACTAATCTCCCTGCGTCCACACGCAGTCACCTGCCCGCGTCAGCTTCGGCTGGCGCGGGCGATTTTCCGTTTCTGAAATGCCGTTCATAAATGGATTTTGTGCGCGCCGTTCTTGATTTTTTAAGCGAAGTCTGCCACATCATGCGCGATCGTTAGAGGATGCCATGCGTTCGTTACACGCGCACGTCAACGCCCAGACCGCCGCCGCGCTGTCGTTTAGTCGACAGACCGGTTGGAGCGGTATGCGTTCGTGCGCGCTGGATTTGTATGGCGTCCTGACGAGCAAGCCCGAACATGGGCTGAGACTACCAGATTAA